TAGGCCGCTTCTGTATGGACAAGACTCATCCAATCTCCAGTCACACGATACGCGCTGATGCGTTCGCAGATGGTGATGGCGGAATCAACAACAAGGGTCAACAAACCCGTCTGACTGCTGTACTCTACCCGAGTCTTCTTGTCGAGAAGCAAGAATTCCTCATCCGAGAGCTCACGACCCACTTGCTTCAAAAATCCTTGAACCAGCAAGTAGGTGTAGAGCTTGCGCAAACGTGCTACAAGAGGATTAGAGAGTGCGCTCGTACTCAAGTCGAAAAACTTCCGAGCAGCAATCACTCCATCATCAAAAGCACCTTGCAGATTGTTTGTGGAGCCAAACAATCGCATAAAGGAAGCTGTCACACCACGTCCCATAACAAGCTTGTAAGCAAGCGAAACGCACACCGCGTAATCCGCCGCTGACTCACACTTTCGGAACCAGTAAGCAATCTGGAAGAAATTCTCCAGATGCTCAGCAACCTTCTCGCAATCGCACAGAGATTCGCGCAGCATCGACATCTTCGACATCATCACTGACACGAACTCAGCACTCTCCTCTGTATCTTCAGCCTGAAGCACGAAGTCAGACATGAGGAGTTGGCGTTCACACTGCGCAACAATACCGTAAGTGGGCAGACAAACATTCATTCGCTGCCCGCCTCGCAGCTTGCGATGCGCAACAATCGTGCCACCACGTTGGAAACCTTGCGTCTCACCGATGAGGTTCAGACGTACGGGTCTTCCGTTGTACATGAACCACCAATTGTAGTGATCCACAATACCGTGGCGTACTAGTTCATCCTGAACGCATCGAGTCGTATCAAGATCGAGCGCACAAGACCCCTCATCACTCTCGAGAGTCATCTCAAGGAATCGAGGACAAACTAGCACTTTCGCGCCACTGAAACAGTTAACGATTCTCACTCCAACTCGTTTCAACGGCGAGGGGCGCACCTCCTTCCTCTCAGGAAGGTGATACCCAGCCAATAAAGGACGGGGACCAATAGGTGCAAGTTTCACGCCACGCTTGTAGCACGTTCGTTTCTCCGCAAGCGGAAACGTGCCGTCGATCGCGGCGTAGAGCCCTAGCACACTCGGGCCGGCAAACTGGCCGACAGTGCTTGGGCATGAGACCACAGAGGTGGTAGGGTGGGAAGTTCGAGAGTCGATGGTAACAACTTGTTGGGCCGACATTCTCAATTGATACTGGTAAGTTATGTCTCCAGCTACTTCTTTCTACGTCAATTTTCTGGTTTTCTCTTGTACTCGGTAGTTAATCGAGTATACTTCATCTCGCTGATTCCTTTTCGTTCTCAGTGACATGTAGAGATCTCCTCAACCGCTACGCCGAAGGATACGCACGGTCAACTACTGTTTCGTGCAGACAGACTTCCCGGAAAGCCTGCACTACGCAGCAAGGGGGATCAATCACCTTTCGAATCACG